TGCTGCTGATCTACGTTCTTTACGTGCATCTTTTTTTACTGAGATAACAGGACTAGATAAACTCTTACCTACAATGTCTTCAGACGAGGCAGGTAAACAATTAATTGAAAATAGAAAAAGGACTTTTACTGAGATAAGAGAAGGTGTGCAGGAGCAACGAAAAACTGCATTAACCAAAGAAATTGCAGAAGGATTAGATTGGTCTTTAAGACAATTAGGAATGGATGTACAAGCCAATTCAATAGCTAAAATGCCTTTTGATCTACTAGGAGAAGCTATAGATGCAGCAGCAAAGTCTAGTAAGGATCCTGGTAAAACAGCATTAATGCTAGAAACTGTATTATTATTTGCTTTACCTTATGCTATTCACAAAATAAGACAGCCTAAAAAGAAACCTTTTAGATTTGAAAAAGAAGTTAAGAGTGTAGTAGATCCTGCATTAGAAAACATAACACTACCTACAAGTACTATAACCTCTGCTGGTATAGTAGTTCCTATTAACTATAACCCTACTGGTCGTGTTAGTCTAAAGGGTAATCCAGTAAAGGCACAGTTTAATAAAGAAACACTAGAAATTACTGTAGATGCAGAATTAATTAAAAAAACATTTCCAAAAGTACCTGCTAGAGCATTCATTGTAGATGGTATAGTAACATGGAGAAATCCAGCTATACCTGAACAACAAAAACAAATAGAAGACTTTGAAGCATTTGGTGAGTTTGAGATTGTAATTAATACTCCTGAAGAGTATGTACAGTTTATTGTAGAACATGAAATAGCTCATGTAACTAATCTTCAGTTACCTGAAGAGTCTAAAGCAAACTATGAAGCAAGGATTAATCGTAGTTCATATGAAAGTTTTAATGCTAAAAGATATAAAGATATTCAAAAAGTAATGCCTGCAGAAGGTAATCCAAAAGTTAACACTCCTTTAGTTACAACTAATATTGCTAATCCTACCGCAGGTATAGAAATGTGGACAGAGATCCTAAGAAATCCTGATACACTTCCTAAGGTAGGTCTTAATCCTGAGCAACTACTCCTTAAGATGTATGATCCTGTAGATAATGTATATAAAGCTAATAACATAGGACCAGTTCCTGATGCAACTTACATTGCTCAAATAGCCAGAGCTAAAAAAGCTGAAGATATGATGGCATTACTTGACCCTGCTGATCCTCATGTAGCTTTAAAAAGAGAATATATATTTAAAACATTAGAACTTAATGAACAAATAATAAAAGATTATCCAGTAGTTCAAGCACCTTCTTTAGATATATTACAAGGTACAGGTACTGGCTTTAATTATGGAGTTGCTTATAGAAAAAGTATTGTAGAAAACTTTAAGAGTCCTCAAGAAGTTATGAGAGTATACAATGCTATTAAAGCTAAGATATTAAATACTAGGAAAGCTAAAGAATTACTACCTGAACAATCATTAGAAATTCATGAGGTACTAGACAGAGATGGCTCATTCCAACCTATTGAGGTATATAAAGATGGTATCATTCCTGAAGAACGATTAAACAGGGATACTACTAGTTCTTTTATTATTAGATGGAATGAAAAGACTTCTTTTACTGAGTTCTTTGATAATGAACTTACTAGAACTCCTGAAGAATTATATAGTAATAGTATAGTAGGAGGATTTTTTCCTAAAGCTACAATCAGAATACTACCAGGAAGTAGTCCTAATATTGGTGGTCCTACAGCGTATTGGAATATGAGTATTGGTAGATTTCCTAAAGAGGTTGAGCAGCATTATAGACAAAGTATGCTACGAGTACAACAGTATGGTGATCAACAACGTAAGATTATGCTTAAAAACGTAGTAGCTAGACTAGGTAAAACAGATCAAATCATGTTAGATAAAGTATTGGATGCTGCTCGTCAATTACAAATGGATTATCCTACATTAGAGTTAATTCAAGATGTCTTACCTCCTATGAAATTAGAACGTCAACTACGTATTCAAAGAGCTGCTCATAACTTTAGAATGTTTTTAAATAGTATGTATCGTTTTCAAAGTAGTGAAGCATATAATGTACTTACACGTTCTGGATATAATCAACAGTTTATTTTAAAAGATCCTCGTACAGGGGTACCCCAAGTTCTTCCTGTAATGGAGAACTTTATGATAACTCCAGATAATGTTATAGCTGTAGGTCCTGATGGTAATATCTATAATATTATGGTATATCATAGTGATTACCAGGGAATGAGACTAATTACTGTAAATAAACAACATATGCATGAAACAGGAAAAGTATTTAACTTTGAAAATGGTATGCCTAAAGAACAAATCTTTAGAGCAAGTCATATAATAGAAGATCCTAATACTCCATTAGAAGTAAAATCTGATTATGTGATGTCTAATACATTTAAACCACAGCCATTACAAACTAATGTGATTCCTTACATACCTGGTCATATACCAAGAATTAATACTGACTCAAATGTTATTGTAGCTATTCCTTACAAAGTAGTACGTAATGGTATTACCTCAAACTTTATGGATTCAAAAGGAAATACTCCTAATATAGGTACTGTAAAAGAAGGACTAGTAGATTTATCAGAACAAAACTTATCACAAAAGGTTAGTGAGGCTAAGTCTGAATTAATTACAGCTCATGAACAATATGGTAGAGTTGTTGGTACTTTTGAATCTCTTAAAAATGCACAAGAGTTTTCATCAATGTCGTTAAATAAAATGAAACAAATGTATCCTAACCATGTTTTTATTGTACGCTTAGGTAAAGACTTACAAGCTCAAACAGTACGTTTGCATTATGAAGCAGAAGCAAACACAGCTATGTCTGGATCATTACGTGGTAATCTATTACATTGGGATACTGCAGATGGACCATTAAAATCAACACTCATTAAGAGTCATACAACAGGTAAAAAATATCTTAATGATCTTGCAGTAACTCGTATGGAAGAGATGTATGTAAAACTATATGTAAAACCTGGAACTAAAAGTAAAGTTACAATAACTCCTAATCCTAAACATTCTGTACGTACAGATAAATCAAATGCTTTTCCTGTATCAAGAGACCAAATTAAGAAAAAAGCAGAAATGCAAGCAGAGTTTGATCAAGCCTTAGCTTTGTATGATCAAATTGTAGAGCTACGCCAAGGTGTTCCTAATAGAGTATTAGCTAACATTGTGTTTAATACGGCAAAAGGTATTGCAGATAAGCTAGAAAATAATCCTGGATTCTTAAAAAGTATTAACACAAATCCAGTTATTATAGCTTTAAGAAGAACACAAAGAGGATCTAAAGAAATTGAAGGAGCTCTTGATAGAGCAATAACTTTTTTAAGTATTAGACTTAATCCTTTTAATATGTTATTAGTACAATCTCCTGCAGCACTAGCAAACTTGTTTGTTTATGGTCAAGATGGACCTTTATATAATCCGATAAAAGTAGCAGAAAACTTTAGAGATTCCTCTCGTTTATTTATGATGGCAATGAGACTAGGATTTAAAGAGAAAGCAACAGACAAAGCAGTATGGGATGCTTTAGATAAGTATATGGAAATGGGAGAATTAGCTAATTTACCTGAAAGTAAGAAAGGTTTTTTTGGATATAAAGAAAAAATATCATCAGAAGAATTAATGTTTATTCTTTATAAAGCAAAAGAGATAGGGTTTTTAGATGTAGCAAACCATGAGATGATGACTACTCTTTTTGCTAATAAAATGATTGAGCTTGGTGAAGGACAAACCTCTTGGAATACATCTCCTGAAGGGCTTAAAGACCTAACGTATCGCCTGTTAAATCCAGCCAATACTTTAAAACGAGCTACTAAACTTTCTGGTGATGTCTTTACTGCTTCAGAAGCATTCTCAAGGATACCTCAAATAATTGTAGCATTACGTAATTGGCAAACAAAAAAGCCAGGAGAAAGCTGGAAAACAACTGAAGCAATGACAGAAATCTTTATGGATGCAGACCAACTAGCAGGATCTATGCACCGATATGCTAGATATAATTATAGTAAAACTACTGCAACGGCAGCTCTTGGTAAGTTTGCTATTTATGTAGATAAACAAAGAGAAATGGTAACTAATGAAAGGGCTAGAATAGGTACTGCAAAAGAAGCGTGGGCTACTGCAGGACTATGGTCAGGACTAACAGGGACAGCTGTATTTGGAATGTTTGCAACGCTCACAAATGCTCTTGAAACTATCTATGATGCTTTCTTTGAAGATGATGATATAGAAAAGAACATGAAAACCTGGGATAAGTTTGCTCTTCTTGATTATGGTTTAGAGTATTTAATGACAGGTGAGTGGGGTGAAGGTGATAGACTTATGATTGGTGAAAAAATAAGTCCTTATGGCAGTAAAGAAATGGCTTGGGGATTTAAAGGAACTGTATATGCTCTTTTTGTTTATGCAATTTTAGGTGATCAAGGTGGTAATGTAAATAAAGGAATAACTATCAGTTTATTAGAAAAAGTCTTTGGTCCTCGTGGAACATTGCCTACTATTATGTCTTTATACTTTAATCCAATGCTAGACTCTGAGGAAAAAGCAAAAGTTGCTGTTACTCTTGTTTCAAGGTATGTTCCTTTTATACGAAACTTAGATGCAACTGAACAACAATTAATTTTAGATGATCTATCAACTAAAACTGGGCATGCTCTAGGTATTGGTGGTACTAAATCAGATATTTTTATTAGAGGTTTACTAGGTGTTCAAACTAAAGATCAACAAACTCTTTGGGAAATAGTTAACGATGATACTAAACGTAGAAAAGAATATCAAACTTTAGCTAAACAATCAGCTGAGGTATTCTTTGTTGCTAATCAAGAACGAGCTACTATTCAAGATTTAAAAGATCATACTGTTGCTTGGGTACATTTATTAAAAGAACAAGGTCTTGTTGTAGATACACAACAAGCTTTAGAGTTTATTGCTGAATTTGAATCTGTTATTAAACGACAAGATGAAGCTTTAGTAAATACTCTAGCAGATAAAGAGATTGCAGACTTAGTAATGCAAGAGCTATATGATCCTACAACTGTAGATAAACTTTTAAAACTTTCAGAAATACAAAAGAATAAAGGACAGTATTTAGATTCTGAAAAGACTATGAATAGAGCAAAGTATATGATAAAAATAAATAAAGAATATCAAGAACAACAACAAGGAAATAAATAATGGGTGAATTTACTACAGACAAAATACAGATGAACTCTCCAGGATTAACCTATGCTACTCCTCAAGCAATGCCAGGAAAGTATAGTAAACTGGGAGGAGCTGCTGATTTATTAAATACAGGAGTTAAAACTGCTATAGCAATAGATCAAATGAATGTAGTTAAGACAGCTGAGGAACGAGCTAAAGACTTATCTGATGCTTATATGAGTCAGAGTCCTTCTGAAATAAACTATTGGACTCAAGCAAAACAAACTGCAGTAGAAGGATTAGCACAAGAACCAGAGAATCCTGTATGGCAAGATATGTTAAATGAATCTAATAGAAAGCTAGAACTTGGTTATGAACAAGGACAAATTTCTGCATACGAATTTCAAAAGAGAACTCAAATAGAAGCAGAAAAAATCTTATCGAACAATCCTGCTTATGCAGATAAAATCTTAGCCTCTATGCAAAAAGTTTATGAACGTACAGGATTAATGGATACTATTAAAATTGATACAGATCTATTAAAAAATCAAGGAGATGCACAAGCAAAAGTAACTGAGGGTCAAGTTAAATTCTTAGAGCAGAAAGGTTTTCCTATGAGAGGACAAGATCCTGAAGATATTGCTTTAAAATATGCTGAGGTAGGAAATCAAACAAGTAAGGTAGCTACGTTTGAAATGAATACTGGTGCTTTGAATGCTGCTACTGAAGAGGATAGAGCTGAATTACGTACAGAGATATTAAAGAGTCCTGGTGGTGCCTTTGGTATGATTAATACTTCATTACAAATGTATCAGACAGAGATAGAAAACATTGCTGCATCAGGTGGGACTAATGACGAAAAACGTGCAGCCTTAGATAGTTTACGTATACTTAAAAAGAATAGTTTAGGGGCTATGGTTGATCTACTAGGACCAGATAAATATACTAACTTATATAATGATAATATTAAGTCTATTGATTCTCTATATGAACGGGGTCTTAACTTAATTAATGGTACAGATACAGTAGACGATCTAAAAAAAGCAGTAGAGACTGATAAATTTACTAATGAATTAAAAATTAGACAGACTCTTGATCCTGAAATGCAGGAATATCAAAGAAAACAAGTAGAGATTCTTGAAAAAATGAAAAGTGTTAGTCCTGATTTTAAACAGGATCAATCAGAACTTATAGGTATTATGAGTAGTTGGGTTAATCAAATAACTAAAACAGATATAAATGGAGAGACAGGAACTAGGTTAGATCCTAATGATCCTACTTTTGGAGAGCTCTTTAATATGCAGTTTTTAAAAGAAGCTCCAGCTACTAGTAGAGTTGCAAAAGAAAGTTTAGAAAAGACAGGTAAAATTCCATCATTAACTAAAGGTCATCTAAATAATATATGGAATGTTACTGCTAAAATGGATACTGCTCCAGGTAGAATGGCTGCTTCTGATGAGTTAATTAGAACTGTTAATATTATAGATCCTGTAGTAAATGAATGGATGCTTAAGAATGCACCAGACTATGCTATGGCGTATGTAGAAGAACAAAATAATTATAAAGTAATAATTAAAAAAGATATTATTGCTGCTAGAGTAAAAGATTCTAGCTTACCTGAGTTAACTTTCAACCCTAATTTAGGTACTGTTACTAGTAGTAACCCAGCATATAGATCAGCACAGCAACGTATTAATAATTATATTGCTTATAAAGCTAGAGGCATGGGAGTTAAACCTTCAGAGATTTTTGAACAAACATTACAAGAAGATTTCCCTAGATTACTTTATCCTTCAGTAACCTCTCAAGCAGACCTAGATCTTTTAAATTCTGGTGATATATTTGTAGATGGTTCTGGAATAGCTAAGAGAAAATAATGATTGGCTTTATTGCAAAAGATTCTCAACCTCTTTTTTCTACTATAGAAAATAAAGAAGCTCCTAGTTTTATTGCTGAGAATGCCTCAGTATTTACTGGTGAAGAAAGAAAGGTAGCTAGTACTACAGAGATAACACTACCTCCGATAGTTGTTACTCCTGACGCTTCTGCTTCAGATTACTTTGAAAATACTCTGCTTCCTTCTGTATTTAAACATGAAGGTGGCTACTCTACAGATGTAAATGATGTTGGTAACTATCTTAATGAGGACACTAGCAGTGCCTTTATAGGAACTAATCATGGAATTTCTGCACCTGTGCTAGCTAAGTTTTTAGGAAAAAAACCTACTGCTCAAGATATGAAAGCCTTAACTATAGATGAAGCTAAAGCTATATATAAAGAAAATTACTATACCTCTTTTGGAATAGATATATTACCTCAAGACCTACAAGAAATTGTGTTTAATAGTGTAGTCAATAGTGGTAGTAATGGTATTAAAGTAGTTCAAGGATTACTAGGATTAAAGGAAGATGGTGTAGCAGGACCTAATACTAAGAAAGCTATGGCTAATGCCAAGTTTACTAAGAAAGACTTTAAAGATGCCTTACTAAAGAAGTACTCTACGTTTAGAACCTGGAAAGAACATGGCAAAGGTTGGACTAAACGATTTGAAAAACTAGCAAAGGACTAAATATATAATTAGCTTATTGAATGGAAGGAACTGACGTTCCCTCCTATCAACCTTTGGACAGTTAAGAGTAGGCAAACGTACTAACAACTTGAGGTACTTTAATTACCTTTACAGGTATCTCTAGCTTCTGAGCATACTTGATTGCATATTCCGTACCCTTACTGTGTGTATTCCATATTGCTAGTAAAGCATCTGCATTGTTTATAAGTTGCTTGGTGCGAACAAAGAAATACTTACTATCAAAGTTAGATGTAGGATCTAACAAATGATATGGAAGGAACCTAATGATGTCTATCTTATGAGACTGTGCATAATGGGCTACTGCAGGATCAATACCTTTAGCATCACCAATTAATATACAGCTCGGATTTAACTCTTTAACATGCTTATCTACTGTTTTTAGTATAAAAATATCATCTGTAATACTTCTACTACCCATAATAGCTAATTTCATTATTGATACCACGCAAATTGTAAACGAATAATAAACAAATCTATTAGCATATAACTAATAGCTTCACCATTAACTACACCATCGGTGAACTCAAACCCAAGGTGTACTCCTAGTATAGGATATACTGTTAATCTCATACTTCACACTCCTTATTAATCTTAACAATCGTATCTATATCAATTAAACTACCAGCTATAACAAGACCTACTGCTATTATAACCGCTGCTATAATCAGTTTCATATCTCACATCCTCCAGCAGTACACGCTAATGTTTGTGCACCTTCAGTGTTATCATCTTCCTCTAAGAATGTACTCCAATCAATGTTCTGTGGAGTTGTTTTCTTAAGAGCCTCATACTCTTCTTTAGTACAGTCTTGGTATGGTGCTTGTACATAACTGTGATCACTGTAAGGTAAGAAACTAATACCACTTATCTCATCAAAGTACTTCCATACCCATGCCCCTACCTCTAACCATTCATTATCTTTAACTGATATAGTAACGGAAGGTTTATGTTCACACCAATGACGTTGATATATTAACCAGTTCTCTAACTGTTCTATAGCTGTCATATCATTACGAGTGATTGCTCCCTCGGGGGCTTTCATAGGAAAACTAAATACAGACGTTGTAGTTGGATGAGCTTCTTCTGGCTCAACTTGTACCCCTTGATTAACTAGGAACTGAGTAATAGAGTCCTTGTTATCCATACGAATGGTTCTTATATAGTAGTGGTTATGACGAGCATGTATGCCGCTAGCACTATTAACAAGCTGAGACACAGTCCCAGAAGGCTTAACACACGTAATACTTGCTGATCGTGGGATGTCAAGTTTGTCTGCGTATTTGTGATTGGTTCTTCTAGCATAATCTCGTAACTCCTCTAGTAGTTTAGGATCAGGTTTAGCTGTTATCTCAGCATCCATGATACCTGTTAATGATACACCTAATAACCTTTCCTCTGATGTATTAGCTTTCCACTCTGCTGATAAGAATTTAAAGTCTGTTAGGTTACTCTGTAATGTACCCAGTATAGTAGCTAAACGTACTTTATTACTTAAACTTTCTTTTGTATCTCCTTGTCTTACAACAACTTCTGTTAGATTACAGAACTGTTTATCACGTAGGATAATCTCACTACAAGGGTTAGTACCATAGTTTAGTTTAGGATCTCTACCTTGTTTACCTGCTTGAACCTGTGCTGCAACTCTATTAAAGATACCACGTTCACCTGACTTAGACTTAACTAGGGATAACCATTCTTCTATGAATGTTTCTATGTCTGGTTTCTCTGTATAAGCAACTGAGTTATTAGCTAGTCCTCTCCATGGAGTTCCATTATCCTTCTCAGGAGCGAACCAGGCACCCATTTTAGCCTCTCTCATGCGTTTATCTGTTAAGTTTGATAGGGAGATAAGGGCTGACCTTCTAACGCCTCCTACGACCACTATATCACCAATCATACAAATAATATCATGTACCTCTATCGAGGTTAGTTTACGACCTCTAGCCTTTTCAAAGGTTTCAATAACAAATACAAACAGTTTTTTAAGAGGACCAGGTCCACTAGCTCTACCACCAAAGGTCTTAAGTCTAGCCCCTGCAGGACGTATGTTAGTATAATCTATAGTAGGTATGTCACCTTCCCACAGACTAGATAACAACTTCTTAAAGGCTTTAGCCCACCCTAGTTTACTATCACCAACAACTATCACATCATCGCACTGTGTTAGCTCTTCTGGTATTCCAGGTAGTTTAGCAATCTCTTGACGTTCACATGAGAATCCTACACCAGTACCATTCATTAGAATGTATAAGGTCTCACTGAATGCTCTTTTATTATTAATAGCAAGGTAACTACAGTTATAAGCAGCAATGTTATCTCTATCACAGGCTTCGCCTGCTGACATCATAAGTCTCATTGATGGCATAACCTCTAAGTTAAGGACAGCTTCTCTTATCTCTTTTAGTTCTTTGTCAATCCCTTTGTTCTTAGACTGAAGGTAATTTACCATTCTATCTACTGTCTCTACCCAGGTCTCTCTTCTATTGAGTTCTGGTATATATCTTGCATAGCGTGATGATGCTATGACACTTTGGTAAACATCCATTCCTAAATCTCCTTGTTAATTATCTTGGTTAAATAAATCGATAGCAGGTTTATCAGACTCTAAGTCAATAGATAATTCTTCTAAGTTGTCCTCGATTTTATCTTGAAACTTATTAACTATCTCGTCTGATGTAATCTCTAGTATTTCTAAGAGAGTAGTCTCATCTAGTTTAGTTAATTCTTCACAAACTTCTACAAATGTTAGCATAGTATTATGACCGACCTTCCACTTTGTTATCAATAGTCTTCCCACATGATTGACAAAGTACATTGTTTTTATTATCCTGCTTAAAATTACAGTGATTACAAGTGAGTGTTCCAAAGATAGCATCATAGTTATCCTTGTATGCTTTTGATGGTACTTTACTTTTTAAGTATGCACCTGTTATCTCATAATCATTAATGTTATTTGACATTGAATGTTATTTCCTTTTTAATTGTGTCTTCTGGAAGATTAGCATATTCTTCAAGTATACAACGTGATCCAACCATCTCTGAATGCTGTAGTTTCACATAGGCAGCTGCCTGTCGGCATGATTGAAAATGTCCTACGTACTCATAAGTATCAAAGGGTGCAGGATTAAACGTGATTGTCATTACAAATACAAATGATGTTATCATTTCTTCTTCTCCTGTACACAGATACCTACCATAGCATAGCTACCCATTGATGATTCTGTTGCACACCACCATTGTTTATTATGCCATATCTTAGCAGGCTCACTACACTTGTTACAGACTCTTTCAGTTTTAAGTTTTATCATTTTTAATATCTTTTAACAGTTCAATATAATGTATTGCTTTATCAAGATCCTGAATACCATTCTTATCTTTCCATCTTAGTACATACTTGATCACATTACCTTCAATGAATGGAATGTTATTCTTTGTTATAAACTCTATAGGTTGAATCACATATTGTTTATAGTGATTACCTCCTACTTGTTTCTCTTTACTGTTCTTCATATTAATAGTATAGCATATTTTACAGAGAAAGTCAAGCTATTTACCATACTTTCTTTTTAAGTAATGTAATGGTACTGCACATTCATCGAATGATCCATTCACTACGTTGTGTAACATATACAATCCTCTCCAATGTTGGTTAGTCTGATGTGATAAGTAGTCTTCATCATGTAAATAACAACTACCACTGATGATAGCAGTCATCTGATTACCTACCGCATTCTGTCCGTAAGCTATTGAGTGTCCTTGTTGATGTCCTGCTATGCAGCTCATGTGTTTCTTAGTTAAGAGTGCGTTAGCAGAGGTTACAGGTCTACCCATGACACCACTAGCAAAGTAATGAGAATAAGCAACACCATCTATCTCAGTAACTTCAAGGAATGGTATTACATTCCATCCTGATTCTTTATATTGTAAGTCCTCAAATGAAATCAATCCATCTAACTTCCTATCATACTCAATTGCTGTTTTGATACGCTGCTCATGATTACCCATAGTCAGTACCATCTTAGGCTTATATAACTTTTTCTTAGCCTTAGCTAATCGTTTGTTTAATGCCTTCATAGGTGCTAACAATGTATCCATACCCTTAACTGCTGCACGTATGTCAGCCTTGTATGTCCTTCCTTCAAACGACTTCTTACCTACATCATAGCTTGATAAGCTAGGCATATCAGCAAAGTCACCTATCATTACGATAACGTTAGGTTGTTTATCTACTATATACTTACCTATCCATGTTAAATAAGATAAAGAAATCCCAGGCTTAACCTGGGTATCTCCGATTACTAAATGTTTATTGCGATCATTCATTTTGCATGCTCCTTAATCATTTGTTTATAGGCTGTTATCCAATCCTTTCTAAAGTCTAACCATAGAAAACCTTGCTTATTAGCCCAATCACTATATGATGTTTTACTTCGTTTAGTTATTTTATTAGATGGATTCATGAATAAGAATATAATCAATACCTCTGGATTACATTCTTTAAACCATACCATCTTCTGTCTTGTTGCTAAGTCTAACTTACCCTTTGCTTCTATGTATACATTCTTTGCCATCTTAAAGTCAGGATTATATTTCCTACCCTTCTCAGGCTGTGTGTATTCAATGACATCAGGTTCATACTTGACACTTGGGAAATGTTTCTTAAGCTCTGCCCAAGCCTTTATTTCTAACTTACTTTTGAATGTAGGCATCAAACCTCTCTTTCCAAATGTCGTCTTCATACTGTTGTATCCATAGGCAACTAGCATTCATAATAAACTCTTCATCATTACTATAAGCAGTACGCACTATATTAAACATTTGTTGATCTGTGTTACATTGAGCTAACATTTTCTTAGCTGTTTTATCACCAATCTTTTCAATACCTTTGATGTTATCAGCAGTATCTCCTTTAAGACATTGCTCAAAGAACAGTCTAAGTCCTCCGAGCTTTGTCTGATCAGTCCATTTGTCAGGCTTAACCCAACCCTTACCCTTAATCTCCCATGAGAAATGCTTACCAGGTATCATTAACATATCTTTATCAAGAGATACAATCACAGTAGGCTGACGTTTAGTAATGTAAACACCATCACCTAAGTATCCATCTTCTCCTCCTATATCTATATCTTTTGTCATTTCATACATTGATTGCTCAATACCCATAGCATCATCAGCTTCTATACCTTCTGGTGCTAACTCTGCACCCATCTTCTCTAATGCATAATCTCTTAAGGCACTCAGATGAATAGGTTTAGGTGCAGTTCTATTAGCTTTATACTCAGGGTATATAGTCTTTCTAAAATTAGATTTACTAGACAGGAAGGCACGATATTCTGTACACCCTGTCTTAGTAAGTAGCTCATCTAGTAAAGCCTCAGCTCTATAAACAGCAACGCCTAATGAATCTTTCTCTGCACTTGCAGCACATCGAAAGACTACTAGATCATGATCAATTAAAGCTATCATAATTATCCTTGTAAAGGTGGTAATTCTGTTAATTGCTCATCTAAAATATAATCATAAATAACCTCATCCATAGGTTCAATCTCAAGTAGAGGCGTTGTATCTGCCACTAAGTATTCCCAAGATTCTACAGGAGTTACTGCTGATTCATATGTATCTATTAGATAAGGATCAGATAATACAACAGGAGTTATAGTAATTACTTCTTCTCCTGGTATATCATAAACCTTATCTCTTGTAGATATAGCAATTAAAATAAGAAAAGCAACAAAGATCGTTGCTGCTCCTATAGTAGTTTTATAATTCTTTGTCATAATTTTCTCCTAAAAAGGTATTTCTTCTATTGAATTAAAAGTATCATCTATATTACTTGCTGCTTCCCCTAGTACGTAAGCTTCATACATTTTAGCTAATGATATAACATCATTCGCTGTTGCTACTGATGTATTACTACCTGCTAAACCAAGGGTACCTACAGCATTACTCAAAGATGATTGACGGACTATCATTACTTGCCTTGCAGCACGTTCTTCCTTAGTCTCGTAGTTACTTCCTGTTACACGAGTTGGAGCTACTGCCTTAGCTTGAGGAGTTGCTGCAGTACTATCATCACCACGCTTATCTGTGGTGGTTTCTGCATCACCTACTGCTGTCCATTGCCAATAACCATTAGCGTCTTTCTCTGTGCTAACGTGTACTACTTGACCCTTCTCCCAATTCTGGGCTGCTCTAAACACATTAGGGTTTGCGAATGACATGAGCTTTTTACTTTGTGCTTGCCCTTGATCATTCTTATACATGATCTCTAAGGACTGGTATTGTCTACCATTCTTAGCAGCATGTGTGTTTAAGCTTGAAACATCTACAACATTTACTTGCATATAAATCTCCTTATTAATTATACATCTACTACATTACCCCAGCTATTACCTAATTGAATATCAACCCTAACTGGGAGATTGAAATCTTTACCAAACAAATGTTTAAAGTTTGCTGGTACATTCTCGAATGACTCTTTAACAATTGGTACTATACTATTAGTATAACATATCTTGTCATCATAGTCAAGCATGATACTATCATGAACAGTATTAATTAATTTAACACCATCTAATTTGATTATCTTATTATATAAACTAACACGAACGATAGTCATAAGGTCAGCACCGAGTCCTTGCACAGGGTAGTTAAGGATTCGAGTGCGTGGATATTTTAGATTACCTTGACTATTAACTTCGGCTTGATACTTATACGTTCTGCCTGTTGGCATCACTAACTGATTAGTCTGTTTAACATCAAACATTATCTTATCATGCCAAGCCTTGAGGTCTTTATACTTATCATAGAACTGATCAATCACACCTTGCCAAAACCTCTCATCACCTATGTCTTTAAAGTTAGGATCATTAGCATAACTGAATGCACTACCACCATAGATTAATCTAAACACGAATGTCTTAGCAATCAGTCTACTAGGTAACCCAAACCTTTTTTGGTTATCTGCATGTTGATCAACTTGATTGTTAATCTCATTGATAGCAACCTTATCTTGTGATAGATAGGTAGCACAAATCCATTCTAATTGTTTTGCATCTGCGTTAAGTATCATATTATAGTCCTGCGTTAGCTTCTACACTACGTTTAACATACTGATGTAGTATAGTATCTGTTAGCTCATCCCGTGCTTCTTTCTTCATAGCACCTAGTACTGAGGCAGGTCCTTCTATTAGGATTAAATCACTAAACTCTTGTATAATAAAATGTTTATGTGCTTCTTCCTGGGCTTGTTGTTTTTCTTTAGCTTCCCATGCTTCTTCTTCTTCTGCAGTGTATCCATCTTGATTATTATATAACATTATGTTTCTCCATATCGTGAAGGGAAGAGAGTTTTTACCTCTCCATCAAAGTTCTGTAAGTTAGGCTTACTACTACTTAGCCTACCTGTTTTAGTTCTACATTGATTAAGTTGACCATGTAGTATACCATGTTTCCAGTGCATGTCATCAATCAATTGTGGTACACCATGATAGTATGTAGTCATACGTTTCTGCATAGTACTACGTGCTAAGATGATTCTTAGTATCTCTTTACCTTCCTCACTACGAGGTGTAAGCTTACGTAAGGTTTCTTCATTGGTACTAAAGAACCCTTCTTTCTTAAGCTCACTCTTAGATAAAGGATTTATTTTTCTGGGGAATTCTTTGTCTCTTTCTTCCCACTTATATTTGACTTCGCCAATCCGTAAGCCAGATTTAAAATGTCCAATGGGGCGTTGATAACGCTCTTTAATGAGCCCACCATAAAGAAAAGCAGATAGATGCTCACCAGAACTGGGATTAAAATCAGGGTAAGCATGATAGTTAAACAACTTTTTGTTAAGTTTGGATATTTGTTCTTCAAGTTCATCTCCTAGTACTTTAGATTTATCATAGTCATACTTCATACCATTGTATTCCATAGCTTGCAGCACTAATAAATCTTGGTTATGTAGAGCTATAAGTTTACGTAGATGTGGTTTCTCTTTTAATACTTTCATCTGTTCAACCATAACTTTCTCAGTTAGTTCTAAATCTTTCTGTAAGTAAGCAGACAGTAACTCTTCGGGTACTTTGTCTGTGTCAATACCATTCTTCCAGTAGTTCTCCTTAACCTCATCAAGCTTAGTACCTAGCTCATAGAACTCAGCAGTACTGTTCAATGAGGGGTAAGCATTCTCTTGGTTAGATAGTATGTACTGTACTAATTGACAGTCCCATATTCTTTTCTTATCAAAATTTATACCATATCTTTTTAGCCAGTGTAGATCAAACTTAATGTTAAACCCTACAAGCACATCGCACTTATCCACGGCTAATTGGATTCTTTCAAGTGATACCTTATAGGGGTCAACGGAGTATTCTATATCTTCTATTACAACTTGTTTCTCTGACAGTAAACCAACCATACATAGTTTGTTAGTCATGTCAAAGGGATTACCATTGTTACTGATAGTTGTTTCTACATCTAATGTTAAGTAACTCATATGTCTTCATACCTCGCTATGTTAGGTTTAATCATACACTGTTTGTTGCCATGTCGCAAGTCAGGCAGTGTATCATTGTCTCCTGTTAATTTATTTTTACTGATGTTAAGGAATCTCATGTTGCTTGTGTTGTCTTGTTCCTTACCTATGCCTAGTATCCAGTCAGCCTCACCTTGCTTCGCAGTCTTGCTACTGTCTACATCATCCATTGTCAACCATACCTTACCTTCAGCAGAGCCGCCCGCTTGAGAGACGGCTATGACTGGAGCATAACCCTTAGCTATCTCTCTAGCCCATTGGTATATTCGTTTAAGTTCAAGGTCATACCTCTCATTCTTAAAGCCTTTTATCTTATCTATCTGATCAAAGATAATCAAGGCAGGGTTAGATTCTTTAATGATGGATTCAATCCGCTTGTAGCTACTTGAATCCTCGTAATCATATATCTTAATCCTATTACCAATAAGATTCTTATACTCTTCTTTGTACTTAGTTACATCTTTAAATAATATCTCACTAGTAACACCAAACAGTGCTTGGTAACAACGTATAGCAACCTTCTTACCTTGTTCTTCGTTGTTGAACCATAGTATGTCACCCTCTGTTTGTGTTACCATGTGTGTCATCTCACTAGCTAGGAAGGTAGTCTTACCTGTCTCTGGTCTAGCAAAGATGAATCCAAAGTCACCCTTACGTAGTGATCCTAAAGATTTATTAAGCCAGTCTAGTCTCCAACGTAAGCCTGGTGTAGCAATAGCTGAATCATATAGCTCACCAAGATCCATGTTGACTGTGTTAACAGTATCTTCAGAGATGTCATCAGTCTCAAACTCTTTCACCTTATCTAATAGATCAGTTAAGTCAGCTGTGCCATCTTCAACATCCAGTGCTACCTTAGCTAACTCACCTGCTATGCAGCGTTTCTTATGTTGATTAAGGTAATGAACTGTGTTGTCTACATTAACTTCCATCTTTAGTATACGATCAAGACTCTCAGATAGTTCATTACGTTCACTCTCTTCTAATAGATAACTACTATGGTATGCTAATTCAAAGTCTATCTTGTTTATATTGTGTTGTTGATTAGCATCATAGTACTGATGTATAACAAGAAACAGTTTATATATATTACTAAAGTTATTCTTAATGTAATCAAGATTAATATACTTATAGTAATTATTATATTGAGC